CAACTTTACGGCACTTGACTAATGCACCAGATGCATATGCACTTGGCCAAACAGAGTAACGTGACTTGACCTTATGGTAACAAGCGTCTTTCTTACCCTCATCTACAAGATCACCTTCTGGTTCATATGATTGCCTATCAAGACCTCTTGCTCCAGCACCAATAGGTTTATCCTTAAGATGCAGTTCGTTTCTTCCGCGCTGAAGTGCTTTATCTGCTTTCGGTTTTAAGAACTTTTTAGCAAGATATGGTGCAGCAGCTAAACCAGCGACCAAAGCACCAGCTGCTAATGGTGCAATCTCATCAAGTTGTTGTAATTCTGCTCTCCAGTTTGAGTAAGATGCTGATACCATTTTTGCTTTACCTTTTCTATTGGGATTGGGGTCTTCTCTACGCTTTTTCTTTGCTCTTCTTTCTCTCTCTTTCTTACTCATTGATGCACGATCATCAGCGTCACGACAGAAGGGTTTTGTCTTCTGACCAGGTTGCTTCGCGCAGGGTTTTCCGTCGTACTTGCCTCCCGCTTGTACCCAACCCCCGCCTTTGAACCAATCGCGAAGAGAGTAACCTTTAGATTTTGCGGATTTACCATCACGCTTTCCTTCCTCCATATATCCAGCAGCAGCATCAGTGTTGTGCTCGGTATCAGTAATCTTTGCTTGTACCCAGGCAGGAATATTTCTTTCCTTTGTGCCGAGTGCTTTTCTCAACTTTTTAATATTACGCTCAGATTTTTTCAACTGAGATTGTGCCATCGAAATTTCGTGGTCACCTTTCTTTTCTTCTTTCATTGCCTGCTTACGGATAGTAGCAAAGTAAATCTTAGTACCTTCTTCTTTACCATACTGATCAATCATATTCTGCTTCATATCAGACTTGTCATACTTTTTCTTCAGCATGGTGTCCTTTCTCTTTTGAGCAGGACTCATTGTTGCTTCGTTCACCTTTTTTCTGCCTTGACAGTGTGCTCGCTGAGAGAATCCTTTTGGATTATTGCAATCGATGGACCTCTTGTACTTCGCACTCCAACCTTCCGATACTCCTCCGCCATTAGAGCCCCCAGAAGAGTCCCCATTCCCACTTCCATCGCCATTTGCACCATTGCCATTCTTTTTCTTACCTTCAGTATCTTCAGATTTTTCTTCTTCTTTACGAAGCCATCCGCCTCCACCAATATAATATCCCATAGGGATTTTCTTACACTTCTTAGAAGCGTAGCAATAGTAATATCCTTTTTTACAGGATTTTTTCGCCATTATTTGGAGTCAGACTCATTATTATTTAGAAAACCTTGCTTGAGTAGTTTTGATAACTCACTTGTAGAACCAACAAACAAAGCATTGTTGGTAACGTTGTTTGGACCTTTTTTAGTAGTGTCTTCTTCCAAATCCTTCAACTTCTTCTGAAGATCTGCTAACTTATCTGTAGTATCAGCAACACTCTTGATAAGTTGTCCCGCAACTTCATATGCTCTGGGACTTGCACTTTCACCTGCAAGTTCCATAATTCCATTGATTGCCTCTTGCCCCTTTTCTATAAGAGAATATAGATTGGCACGAGTATACTCATAATCTTTAGTTATATCGTCCTTTTCTACTTTTGGTGGAACAGGTTTGACAGGTTGTGATTCAACAATGCTACTCTCAATATCGAGTGCTTTGTCAATAGACTCATAATTATTAGACATAGTAATTAAATATCAGTTTGACGTGTTGGACTGTAGGATTTGCTATCTCCTAAGAACTCCCATTCTTCATCGAATCCAAAATTATCTCCTGGAACGAGAAGTGGAGTATCCGCTGCATCAATTACACCATCATTATTCTTATCAACTTTTGCAACAGGTTCGACTGTATAACGCATTTCTCGTTTTGCAGTCCTGGTATTTGTATCGGCATACAAATCAACTTGAACCTTACGGATAAGTCCATCACTACTATCTGCGATAGGACCAAACAGATATGTTTTTGCAGTAAAATTCAATGTATGAATCAATGCTCTTCTAGTATCAAAAGAACCTTCATAGTCGTCTTGAAAACTTACTGATTCAAGAATAATTGGTATATCTCTCTTTTCTCCAATTGAATCTACTAAGTCTATTGTTAGATTAAAATGTGGTTGAAAGTATGGTAAAATTTGTTCTAAAATCTGAAGGGAATCATCATTCAGTTTTGATAAAATATTTAACTGAAATCCAATATTATATGGAACTGGCATAAACACTTTCTTTGCCTTTCCACCATCATCACACGCTTTAAATGTTTGGGTAAGACCAGACTTTCTAGTTGGATCATATGCAATAGATGTCATCTCAAATGACATTCTTGGTAAGGTAATTTGAATTGGTTTATTCAAATCTGCCTGTTGTTCAAGTCTTGCTAGAAATTTTTGTACGGGACCATAAGCAAGTGGAACTTTTAAATTACTAATATCATTGCCATTCTTATCTTGATGGCGAATATTGATATCATTAAATAAAGTGCCAAATGCTATGATAGTTTTTCTAACTATCTGATGATAATAGTATGTTCCTAACATTAGAAAGTTCCAAAGGGATTAGATTCACTGAAGTCTAAGAGTTTACCTGCTTCTGCTTCAAATTCATCATTCTCCGAGTATTTATCATATTCATCAAAATCTTCATATCCTTGGTTTGGATATTGTGCTCCAGAAGTTTTACCAGTAATCATTTCACCTGGGAAGAATCCAAGTTGTGTTGAACCAATACTTACATTTGCAACCTTCAAGATACCAGTATCTTCATCCCATTCCTTAACTCTTGCTTCAGTTCTGGATCTTTCACCAATGATGATTTCGTTGAAGAGATACGTTCCAACACCGACAAGTGCTTCAGGATCTGCAATAGTAACCTGAGGATTAGAACTATAACCACGACCTGGATTTTGTACGTAGATAAACTCTACGGAACTACCACTCATAGAAGCAATACCAACAGCACCAGTAGAAATTCCACTTGAAGGAGGTGCAGCAACTGTTACTACTGGTGCAGTTCCATATCCAACACCACCATCAGTAACAGAGAATCTAATAACACCCTGACCTGATGTTACGATAGATGCAGTTGCGGCAGCACCTGCTCCTCCGCCACCAGTAATTGTTATAGTTGGTGCGACAGTATATCCAGCACCTGCATTTGTAATCAAAATCTTTTCAAGTGAGGTTACTCCACCTCTTGTTGTTATAAATCCAACAGCGGTAGCAGTATCACCAATAAATCCTGTCGGAGAAGAACTAAATCCAATTCTTGGTGCAGAAGTATATCCAGATCCATCATCATTGATGAATACTTCAGAAACATATCCACTAGCAACACTTCCTACAATAATCGCAGAAGCAGTCGCAGTTCTTCCTACCCCAATAAGATTAAGGGTTGTAATGTAACCCTCATCCTGAACTTGTGTATCAATTTCGGGTATAGTGGTATCAATAATCTCATCTTCGTATTCGAAGAGTTCACATTTGAGTTGATAAACGTAGTTCTTTCCTAACTGATAGAAAGGATCTTCGTGCTCTACAAATTTAACTTCAAATAATCTCTGACCAAGAGGAAAATAAACTAAGTCTCCTTCTCTTGGTCTGGTTGGTGTTGGTAATTCACTAGTATCAGTTCCATCATCAATACCTGCCATAAAGGGAGCAATGAAATCTTCAAATCTTTCTTTCGAAATGGTTAAAATAAGTTCATCCCTAACACTGACACCAAACTTAGTTAGAATATCTCCAGCACCTCCATATCCATCAAATGTATTTACATATGCTTCAATTGAAAAGTTATCATCATATGCAGACGACTGCACCTCTTCAATAATTGTCTTTTTATTTACAAACTTCCTAGGAATATACGTTACTTCAACACCGTGAAATTTTAGGTGCTCATTAATCAAGTCCTGAACAAGACGCTGCTCAGACTGTGTTCCGCCAAGAAAAAAGGGATTAAGAGCCATTATCCAATAAAGTCGAGAGGTGGTAATTCATATTCAGACATCATTCTTGCTTTGATATCTGAAAGTTCTGATTCTGCTTGTTGGAGAATTTCTCCACCATTGAGTTCAATTCCACCAGGGAGTTTAACCCCACGGAACTTACTTAAGTTTCTACCCCACTGTCTTTTTATAAGAGCAGTAAGATATTGTTTCATCCAACTATCATTATAAATTTGTGTGAATGATGCTGGATCTAATGCTCTATAAC